CCAGCATATCCACCAGATGTACTCAATCTACTTTCTTTACTACGAATATTTGACATACAAAGTCCAATACCAGCGGCATCAGCAGAATATGTTGATATGTCAGTCATTGTGTTTAATAACCCCTCTCTACTATCATCATCATTAAAATGTAATACACAAGAAGCCAATTGTGGAATCTTTGTACCAGAATTAATCATAATAGGTGTGGCGGGAGATATAAGTTGATTTGATAAAGATTTGTAGTATTCAATGGCTTCGTCAAATGATTTCGTTACCCATAGAGCAACCCTCATATACATATGTTGGGGTCTTTCGATGGTAACACCTTCAGGAGTTTTTAACAAATACATTTCATATAATGACCTCCAAGCAAAGTAATCAAAGTTATAATCATTTTCGTGATTAATAACCTCGTCAATGTTTGATTCACCATATTGGTTAATTGTATTCATTAACTCTTCATTAACAATTCCAACACTAGCTAATGATTTCATTGTTTGACTAAAACTTTCATTGGTTTCTTTGTGATATGAGGATATTGCAACAGAGGAAGCCAACCTTGAATAATCGTGGTGACTTCCAGTATATGACGCAGCAATCTCATAAATCAACTTATCCAATTGTTTTGTTGAGATTATACCCTCAGTTGGAACTGATGTAATTACCTTAATGAATATCTGATCTGAATTAACATTTAGGGTTTTACTTGCTCGTTTAATTCTTGTTTGTATTTTGGTGGGGTTAAAGGCAACAACCTCCCCATCTCTTTTTTGAATTCTTAATGACATAATTAATTTTTAAAAATCGTCTGTGAATGAAATAGTTTCGTTAAGTTTTGCTTTTTGATACTCCATAGTTCTTGATTCGAATTGATTCGAAGAAGTTACCTTTGGTTTCAATTGCAATTTGTTCCATAAACTTGAATGGTTGTTCAACATTAAATTGTTTACTACATCCAAATTTAACCAACAAACCATCAACAACAAATTCCAAATATTGTTTCATTAAATTGGAATTCATTCCGATTAATGACACTGGTAGTGATTCTGTGATAAACTCTTTCTCAATCTCCAAAGCTGACAATAATATTTCCTTTATTCTTTTTTCACTTGGTTTGTTCTCAACGTGGTTGTTCAACAAGTGAATTGCGAAATCACAATGTAGGTTTTCATCTTTGAAAATCAATGAATTAGCATTACAAAGACCTTGCATAACCCCCCTTGATTTCAACCAAAATATTGAACAGAATGAACCTGAAAAGAATATTCCCTCAACCGCAGCAAAGGCTACCAATCGTTCTTGGAATGATGCTTTCTCAATCCAATCTAACGCCCATTTAGCTTTTTTCTGAACCGCAGGTAATCTATCTATCGCATTGAAACATTCGTCCTTTTCCTTTGGATTAGATATATAAGTATCAATTAATAAAGAATACATTAAAGAATGGATATTTTCCATCATTAGTTGAAATCCGTAGAAAAATTTAGCTTCGGGGTATTGTACTTCTCGGTAGAAGTTCTCAGCCAAGTTCTCATTCACAATACCATCAGATGCTGCGAAGAACGACAATATGTTTTTAATGAAGTATTGTTCGTTCTCAGACAAGTTATGCCACTCTCTGATGTCACCAGTCAAGTCAACCTCTTCTGCTGTCCAGAAAGCAGCCTGATGTTGTTTATAGTATTCCCATATGTCATTGTATTGAATGGGAAAAATCACAAAACGATTTGGATTTGATGTTAATATTTTTTCGGTCATAATTAATTTGTATTTTCTCTTTGTTTTCTTTTTTCTAATAAATCTTTAATTCTCTGTCTATTGTTTTCTTCTTTTTGTTCTTCGTGTCCCAAGAATGTAACGGATGATTCTGTATCAATATCCAACATACCATTATCAAACTTACAATTTTCAAAGACAATTCCATCATCTCCAATCCTTGATTTAGTAATAGCAATTGTGGCCAATTTCATTTCTTTTTGTTGCAATGATTTTGCAACCGTTATGATAACATGACCAACTTGAGCCTTCTTAATAGAACCACCCATTTGATCCGTTGTTACCACATCAGATGATATTGAACTTCTATTACCCTGTGTTGCCGTCCATCCAGCCAAATTCAATTCGTGACACATCGCTTCAAATGCTCTCATAACTGAACCTTCTGATTTCCATTCGTCACCCAAGTTCTTCTCAGGTACAACACAATCAATATAATCTAATAATATCATATCAATCTTAATACCCTCAGCAATCTTCTTTCTGACAATATTTTTAATTTGACTCATTGTCATTGTATCGGATGGAAGTTTCTCCAGGATAAGTTGATTGTCCATTTTTTGTTCAATCTCTTTAACTCTCTTGATAACCTCATCCTTTTTGTTTGACATATCATCAGGATGTATTTTAGTCCACAAGGTAAAATGTTTTCTTTGAATAACCTTGGGATTGTCCTCAAAAAATATTTGAAGTACGTTATTACCCAAATTAAAAGCGTGATTAGCTATCTTGGTTAGGAATGTTGATTTACCAACCCCTGTTGGTGCAAGTACCACACCTATCTCACCTTTTGCTAAACCACCCTTCAATAATCGGTCAATACCGCCAATTCCCATTGGTATTGGATGTCTGAAATCTTCATTCAATACATCATCCAAGTTGGAGAATACATTTAACATTCCATCATCTCTAACACCTACTTGTAAGGCTTCTCTAATCATTTCTTCAAGGGTATCATAACTTTCAAATTCACCCCCATCAATGACCTTTTGTGCCTTGGTAATTGCTTTCTGTAATTCTTGTTGTTTGCAAAACTTTAAGGCTTTCTCTTGAACAAATTCACCACCAGATAATGGTGCTTCCTTAATCTTTTTAATTGTATCAATAACGATTTTGGCAACATTCTCTTGTTGGAATTCTGCCTTAGTGATTTGTTCCAAGGTGTCAAAAGTGGGAACGCTGTCCCACTTTTGATTGTATTCCTTAATCATCTGAATGATGAGTTTGAAGTATTTGTTCTCGAAGTAATTAGGTTCTAAAACATCAACAATTGACCTTGAAAAGTTATTATCTAATACAATTTGATTAATCAGTTGAATTTGGAATGAGCTCCCCAAGTAATCAAAATTTTTGTTAGATGACATAGTTTAAATTTGTTGTATGAATAAATATTACACTCTTGTATTAAGTCCAAGATAGTTGTAAGAAAGGTCTCTCGCAGACAAAAGATTGGTCAAATCTGATAAGATATTTTTTATCGTTTGTCTGATGTCAACCGTGTATCTGACCTTTGGGGGGTAGATTTTCGCATCAAATTTTCTATGACACAATAGCTTATCACCCTGTTTTAAATATATGTTAAAATATTCGGGACCATCAATAAAGGATGTGTTCAACATACCTGGATTATGAATTACATCATACTGATTCTCCAATAGATATGTCACCGATTTCATTTTGAGTTGGTAATTCAAACTTTCAAGAAGTTCATCCATAAACTCATGAAAATCAATTGAATTTCTTGCTGAGGGGTTGTAATCTTTCACATTAAAAAATCTTTGAACGATAATGTTATCATTTACCATCATCAAAAATTCCAATTTGGTTATATCATGTTGTTCTCTCATTGTTTTGTTATTTTTTTGTTTTAAAATTTCGTTTTTCTTTTCTAGTTAATTTCAAAAATGGTTTTAAAAAATTTACCCAAGCATCATCACCTTTCGGAAGATATTTAAAGAATCCATCCTCCATCATCATCTTTATCAAGTTTCTATGTCCCCTTCCATCAGGATCCAAGGTTTCTTTATAATAAAGTTCAACAATACTTTTTCCTTCGTCATCAATCAATGGTTGAGATAAATCCACAATCTTTTTATTGATTTCAAAATATTCTTCACCATAAATTCCTGTCTTGGTCTTTCCTGTTAAAAGATTCTTTAGGACATTGTTATTCTTATCTTCTTTCAAAAGGTTTTCAGCCTTGGTAATAATATCGGTAACTGAAATGACATCTTCAAGTAATTCAGGAAATAATTTAAATAATGTCTTGTCCCCCAAATAATAGACCCCATCAATATTGTCTGATGTATCTCCAGCCAATATCTTATATGTCTTAATATTAAAATGTGGAATCCAATATTCTTTGACTTTAATCCTATCCCCATCTACATATGTTTGTTTAACCCTTGGGCAATAAACTGAAACATTTTTGGATATCAATTGAGTTAAGTCCATATCACCAGAAAATATGGTTATATTTTCGTCAGATGCTATCTGACAATAATAAGCAATCAAGTCATCAGCTTCATTCTTATTAATATCCACTTGTCTGATAAACATTTCCTCAACATATTGTTTAACCCTCAGTTTTTGGTAACTAAACGATTCGTCCTTTGGTTCATCAGGTACTTGGTTACGATTTCCTTTGTATTGGGGGTAAATTAATTTCCTTGTTAGGGAACTATCTTCACCATCCCAAAATACAATAACCTTATCAAAATTCTGTTCTTCAATGAATCTTCTCAAAGTGTTAAGGAAATGCCAAATTCCTCCAATGTGTTTACCATTGTGGTAATAGTTTTTAACTCCATGAAATCCTATTTTCATTAAGTTATTACCATCAACCAATAATGTCTTTGCCATTAAAATAATTTAAGTTGTTCAAAATGTTTTTTCTTCTCAACGATATATTCACTTAAGAATTCTGTGAATATTGCTGACATCACCGGAACACATATTGAGTTTCCAGCCAATGCAACGTGATTCTTTGTGGTTAAAGTTGTTGATAATAATTTATCAATATCCTCTTCTTTAACCCCCATAAATCTATATGCCTCCCTACCTGTAATTGTTCTTATTCTTCCATTTACCATAATCTGTGGTGAACCAGTTGTTGTTAAACAAGGGGAACAGCCATCAATAGAATAGATACGTCTTGCTTGGTCATAATTAACATCGTTTCTACGAGCTATAAGCTTGCACACACTATCTTTTTTGGGTTCGTTGGGTGTAATGTCACATTCAATAAATAAGTCCTCTGTAATGTCATTTTCTATGAATGGTCGCATTGGAATTCTATCCTTTTTATGCTTATCAACATTTAACATTTTAAGATTTACCTCTTCATTTGTCATCCCATAGACTGATATCATAAACACCCTCTCCCTATTTTGGGGACAACCAAAGTCAGCACCATTAAATACCCTCCAAGCACATCCATATCCAACACCATTTAAGAAGTTAATATGGTCTTTAAAGTTTTCAATATGGTTATTTGACACCAAGTTCTTAACATTTTCCATCAAAAGATATTTTGGTTGGTTTTTGGTTAAGATTCTTTCAACTTCAAATAATAAACCACTCCTCGTACCTTTTTGAATGCCTTTTTGAACTCCAGATATGGATATATCTTGACAATTATGAACAATACAACCATTGGCGGTAAATGAATGGTCATCTTCAACTTCAATATCATATACCTCATAAAAGTTTCTAGTATTCTCAACAGACCTTATTGGTGCCCATAGATAACTATCTTCAATAAATGACTGTTTTGTGATATCCTTTAAGTCATAAGCAATAGTGTAAACATCTCTTTGATTTACCTCTCTTCCTTCGATTATGTATTTTTTTTCTTTTTTTGTTCGATAAATAGAATATGGCGTTTCGTAAACCTTCAATATACACTGACCTATACCGTAAATTAATTCTCTACTAACGCTACAAATTCTTTTTCTTTCACCATCAACAAAAGTACTTCCATCAGCACTATAATATCCTTCTATAAAACTTTCTAACAAGTTTTTAGGTAGATCAAAAATAGTTTTAGTCAATTTTTTACCGTGAGCATATACTCCAAACTGTTTTACAAAATGACTCATTTCTTTTTTAGGTAAATGAATTTTATAAACAGAACCTTCAGTGGTCACATTATAATTAAATTTCAAGTTATTTAATTTTTCTGTTATCTCAGTTAGTTCTGTATCATCTTTAGATGAACAACAAATTATTATTCCCCCTTGTTTTCTAATCCAACCATCCCCAATATATCTACCAATAACCCACCAAAAGTCATTATTGTCCATAAATTGTGATAACTCGTTTTTGACTCTAGTTTTTCTACCATCAGACCAAATCATTTCAACACCAGTCCATTGTGGAATATTTTGATTTTTGTTTATTGGAACTCCCAAATAGTCATTTTTGTCTAAATCTTTAACCTCTTTCCAATATGGCTCAGAAAACAATCCATTTTTTTTGTCTTTTGTTTTTACAAAAAACTTATGATTTTCTGTTGTTTCAATGGAATCAACAGTACTAGTTATAACTTCCCAAATTTCTTTCTTCCCTTGTTCAAAAAAGTTGGTCACTTTTTTAAGTTGGTTTTTACGGGTTACGACATATTCACCAACTTGGATATCGTTAATATATTTGAACCCTTCGTCAGTCAAAACCAAAGTATTTTTGGTAAAACAAGGAAAGGAGTAAGTCATTAGGTCACATTGGGGGTAATCGTTTTCATTTACCTTCGATATGTCCCCCAAGTTGCCCAATGTAGTTTTATGTAAGGAGTCATAAGCAATATTAGCAATTTTTAGAATATCACAATTTGCGACATTTTCATAATCAACACCAATATAGTCTAGTGCCAATTCTTGTGTCCCGTAACCTGAGAATAATGATATGACTTTTAATTTATTCATTTTAATCTAATTTAATCTTCGTAAGAAATATCATTTATTTCAGATACAGTCTCATCTAAAGTAATTTCACCAGTTCCACTCAATATTGCGTTCCAATATTGTGAATATTCTTTTTTGTATTTCTCCAATGCTTCCTTTGTGTCGGATATATAACCTTGGGGAACTGCAATAATTTTACCATCTTTATAAGCAATACCATTAACATGATTCTTTATTATTGAAATCTTTGTTCTGATAGCATAAGAAACAGTTCTGCCATTCTTTGTTGCAGTGATATGATTAATACCTGCTTTTTTCTGATTTCCAAATAAGAAAACTAATGAAGCGGCTAACCATACTGCCTCGCCACCTTTGGCTTTAATTTCAGGTTGTCCAAAAGGATTATCTGGTAGGTCAACCCAAGGTTGATTCACCACAACCATTGTGTTATAGTATGGGTAATCTTCTTTTTTAGATTTAGCAATCCTTGAATGTATTCCCATACCTATTTTATCAGCTAATACTGAGGCGTTGTGTATCTTACCTCCCTTACCTTCAAATGTCATTTTACAAGGAATTGATCCAATAGAATCCCATAAGATTAGTAAATTATACGGTAATTCACCTTTTTCTTGTGTATCAAATAATTCATTGATATAATCAGTTGCTTGTTCAATATAATCAAAACTATCATTGAATATGAAATTGCCATCCCAAGTTCCATCTTCCAATTGTTCGGCTTGTAACCCCAATTCAACAGCGTGTGCCCAAGACCATTTTTTTTCGGTAATAATAAACACAGGTAAATCACCCCGTTTTTGAGCGTCAACACCAGCTAAAATCATAGCAGTTGTTTTACTACTATTTGAGTGACCTAAAAACATATTAATTGCCCCCATAATAGGTCCAGGTAATCCACATGCTTCCATAAAGGCATCACCACAATTATAGAAACTTTCTGGTTTGTATTTTGTTTTTGTTGAGAATTTGGATTTGATTGAATCCAAAGTTATTTCTTTTTTCTTAATTGCCATCTTTTAAGTTATATTTTACAAATTGATTTAGTGTTTCCAACTTATCTTTCGCATTGGTCATTTTTTCCACTAATTTATCCATTTCTTCCAAATGTTGTGGATGTTCACCAATTGCTACTGGATTGTTAAAGTATATCCATAGAGTGGCCTCTGTCTCAGCAATCTCACTTTCATACTTGTAAGTGAGTGCATCAATCATTTTCTTTTGAATTTTCATTTGATTGTTTAAAAATGAACCCCACCGATTAAATGGGGTTCGGATTAAGAAATAAATTTTTTAGAAGGGTAGGTCAGCATCGGCATCCCAATTTTCTTGGGGGTCTTCAATACTTGTTTTACCACCGATAACAACTTCACCAGTTTCAGAGTTTCCATAAACATATCCACCCTTTTCACTATCCCATCTTGGTGTTTCACCGTTGGCTATAGCTTCCAAGTATTCAATAGGTTTCTTAGAATAAACATCAGCCCAAGTTAATTCATCATTCACCCAAGAGTTTGCTGTATCTTTGTTAGAATGAATTGGTGCGGGGTCATCATACATAATCGTTTGGATTACGGTATAAGTCTATAAGTTTTACTATATAGAATTTACGGGGGTTGTATTGTTTTGCAAGTTCCTTGTCGGTTTCTCTACCAGTCGCCATAAGTTCCTGATATACCTCAGAGAGAGGGGAACGTTCATTGTCATTTTTACCTGGATCATAAAATTTCTGCCATTTACCATCAACTTGAATTTCGTGAAACCAAACCTCTTTAAAGGGTGAAGTTCCATCATTGGTTGGAAGAATTCTAAGTCTTTTTTGTCCTTGTTTTTCATTGTCTTTAAGAAGAGCTGCGAAGTATTTCTTCATTCTTTCATCTTGAGACATTTTGTTGGTATTACTACCAGATTTTTGTGATTGTTCGTACTGTGCTAAAATAGCATCTAATGGATTTGTCGCCATGTTTTAATAAATTTTAAGTTAAGAAATATTATACACAATAGTAAGTGTCAGCCGTGGGTTTGTCAAATAAAGTACTAATATATTTTCTTGAATCCGCTCATGTCGTTTTCAGGTGTCATTTCCGTATC